ATGGCCGGAAGCGGCGGCGTGTTCCTGACGGAGTTCCGCGCCATCAGCTCAGACGGCACGGAGTGCACCCTGGGAGGCGACCTAATCGCCCTCGACTGGGACCACGCGCAGCAGCGGGCAGACGAGCGAGGGCTTGGCGAGAAGGTGATCGGCGCGCTCTCAACGATGGTGCCTGCCGAAGAGGACGACGAGCCACCCGCCCTCTCCCTCCCGGAACCTCCCCAATGACCACACACGTAGAGCCAGCAGGGACGGAGATGGTGGAGAGGGTTCAGCAGGCGATCAATGACGCCCTGTTCGGCCCAGGCGCGCCGATGATGGCTGGCGTGAGTGAAGCCGCCCGAGCCGCCTTAGGGGCTATGCGAGTGCCGACGATGGAAATGGCCCAGCGGGGCATGCGGGAGATGTACGACCGAGGCCTGTCTGGTATCGACTACAGCGCCGCGCACCACACGTTCAACGTCATGATCGACGCCGCTCTCTCTCCTGACGGAGAAGGGGGATGAGTGGCGGGAAGGTAGTCAGCTTGGCGGATCGCCGCGCCAGGATCGAGCGCCCCGCGTCAGGCGACCCGAACGAGTGGATCATCAGCCGCATCGTTGGCGTGCCCGTCCAGCACTCAGACGACGTAGACCCGACAGACCCGAACGTCACCAACGAAACAGGCCCCGACACCTAAGCGTCAGGGCCTTTGGGTTCGTGGTGCGACACCAGCTCTCGGAGGGGGTGTGTACGTGAGGGGCTGCCGTCGCACTCGGGTAACGCAGTAGCTGGGGAGAGGTTCAGTCCGGCGAGCCGAAACCAGAACCCCCGCCAAGCCTCACAGCCCGATACATCAGACTCCGCTTCCACCATGGCACGCCAAGCTCGGCCATCAGGTCTAGGAAGATCCGATCGCACTCAGCCCGGGTGAAGTAGCCGAACAGGCCAGCAGTGGCGTAAAGCCAGTCGTGCAGCACGGCAGCCGGGGCGTAGGGTCCGAACGCCGGAACGATGCCGTCCAGCAGACCAGGCACGCTGGCCCAGTCGCTGACGAAGTGCTTCGGAACCACGATCCCGTCGCGCTCGTACCGGCTGAGCAGCCTGACGCACTGGCGCCCTTCCCTCACCCCCTCCTTGCCGGGGACCAGCTCGAAGATGAGGGCTGAGGCCTCGTTCATTGGGCCGGGGCCTCGGGAGCGGGGAACGGACGCGGCGGGCACTCGATGTTGATGCTGCCGCCGTTCGTGCCAATGCCGCCCAGGATGGCAGTGTAGCTACGACGGCAGAACTCGAGGTTCCCGAGGGCCTTTTCGCCCAGGCCCGAGTTGGAAGCACAAGCCGAGAGGCTGAACAGGCACAGAGCCGCGATGGCCCGCTTGAGGGTCCGCATGAGGATATCTCCGGTGATTGCGAGAAGGAGGATGAGAGCCAGGGCCACGACGCAGGCGAGCGCCTTGCGGTCCCCGGGCATCAGGCGCACGTCAGCGCCGGGCTACGCCGACGATCGCCAGCGCCAGGCCCATTCCGATGAAGAGGCCGGGGATCAGCCCAGCCATGAAGAAGGACCAGCGCAGCAGCTCGTCCATCAAGCCTTGCCCGTCCGCATCATCGTGGCCAGGCGCTGCGCACGAGCACCAACCTGCTGCGCCCAGAGCGACGCGAGCATTCCGACCGCCGCCCGCTCCCAGTCATGGGCCTTGATGGCGGCCAACGTGTTCTTGAACCCGGCCAGCTTCGGCCAGCCGAGATTGAAGCACATGTTCTCGAGCACCCGGCGACGCACTGGGTCCAGGTCGCGCCACCACGGGATGTGCTTGTCCATCTCCGACCGGACCAGGGCGATGTCGCCCCGCAGCAGGTAGCGGGCCTCGTCCACGGTGATGCCGCGGTCTTCGATGTTCCGCCCGATGCCAATGGTCAGCTTCCCGGCGGTGCAGCGGTAGGGCTTGGCGCGGAAGCCTTCGTCCCGGAACAGCTCGTCCACCAGGGTCGCGTCATGGTCCGGTGCGTTGTCCGTCATGGCTGTTCTCACTTTGTGCTAGAACCGGGTTCGGCTAGACTCCGCTCATGGGACGTCTAGTCACCGACGATGAGATGATCGGCCGCCGCTTCGGCCAGCTGGTGGTCACTGCCCGAGCGCCGAGGCTTCGCGGGCGCACGGCCTGGCTCGTGACATGCGACTGCGGAGAGCACGCCACGATCATCGGCAACGCCCTGCGCACCGGGAATTCCAAGTCGTGCGGTTGCGCCAAGTTGGCGAGCGCTCCGGGGCGAACCCACGGCCTTAGCGGCACCCGGGCGCACGCCCATTGGAAGGCGGCAAAGCAACGATGCTTCGATGCGAACGCAGAGAACTACCCCTACTACGGCGGGCGCGGGATCATCATGGATCCCGTGTGGGCGAGCGACTTCGCCGCGTTCTTCCGTGACATGGGCGAATGCCCACCTCGCCACACGCTGGAGCGCATGGACTTCGACGGAAACTACGAGCCCGGAAACTGCCGCTGGGCCACCCAGGCCGAGCAGGTCAAGAACACCTCACGGAACATCTTCGTGGAACACGGTGGCGAGCGCCTGTGCCTGAAAGACTACGCCCACTTGCTTGGCGTCGGTTACAACGGGCTCCGGTACCGTATGCGCGAGAAGGGTGAGGACGCATCCACGGCCGCTAAGCGGCTGCTCGAACGTCGCCACCAGCGCCGGAATAGCGCTCCCGCAGCTTCAACATAGAGATCGCCTCGAAGTCCACGATCTCCCCGCCCCACACGGTGAGCATCAGGACGCCCCACCACCAGCCGCCCGGGCCAGTGGAGGCATAGTGCTCGTACTCGCCCCACGGGAGCGCGCAGCCCGCCTGGATGACGCTGATGCGCTCGACGGGGCCTGACTTGGCGGCGGAGTAAAGCTGGAGCTGGTGCGTGTGCCCGTGGACCAGGGCGCAGGACAGCATGTCCCCAGCCCTGTGCGTGGAGGCCTTGCCACCCATCGGACGCCCCATGCCGTTGATGGGCGCGTGAGAAAACGCCACGCCATCAACGTAGGCGAACTCGCCGAAGGGCCGCTCCTGCCAGCCAAATTGCAGCAGCTCCTGGCTGTAGCGGTGCGTGTGGGAGCCCTCCGTCTCAGGGTGCTCGTTCTCGAAGCCCCACAGGCGCTGTTCGTGGTTGCCCCGCGTCTTGATCTTCCGGGGTTTCCAATCGGCGTCCCGGCCAAGCTCGAAGGCCCGCAGGCTTTCCGTGTGGTTGTCGAGGTCGGCCTTGATGGTGGGCTTCATGCGCCCCTTCACCGTCTCGTTCCGGTCATGCCGGCTGCAGGAGTCCATGGTGATGGAGTCCCCGAGATCCACCACCACCTTGGGCCGGCGCTCCGAGCCTAGGCGCGCGATCCAAGTGGTGCAGGCCAGACGGTGCGGGTGACGTGGGTCGTTATGCCGGTCGGGGATGACGAGGACGCTTGTGGGCTCCCCGCGCGGGATCGCCAGCGACGGCTCCGGCGGCGCGGCGTCGCGCACCATAATCGCTGGAAGCGGCTGCTGATACCTGGCGGGCCGATACAGGTTCCAATCAGGCTCCATGTCGCCGGTCAGCTCGTATGCCGCCGTGTTGAAGGAGCGGACAGCGCCGAACTCCCCTTCCCTCACCGCCTCTTCGGCAGCAACGGCGATGGCGCCGGGACCAGGCCCAGCCATGCCCTTGGGCCTGAAGCCTTCGCGCAGCTTCTGTTCGATGCGCGCCTTTACGCTCAGGCGTTGTTCGTCAGACCGGGGAGGAGTGGGCATCAGCCCTCCTGCTCTAGAGCGTCGATGACGCCGGGGATGGGCTTGCGCTTGCGGCTTCTCCGACGCGGCCACTGGGCCAGGTCGGGATGCGCTGCGATGAAGGCTCTGCGACGATCGACGTACGCCTGCTGGAGAAGCGGGCCGACCGTTGGCCAGAGGTTGGAGTTCATGTGCGGACCCATCCGTCAGGGCCTCGCGCAGGCGGGCCGGGATATGGCGTGTGAGGGGTGCTCCAGCCGTGGCGGGTTGGCGTCGGCAGAGACGCCGTGGCGCAGGCGGCCAAGAGGGCTGCGACGAGGAGGCTAAGAGCCCGCACGGCGGGGCGTCCGGCTGATCTCGGTGTAGGTGGCGATCTCGCCGCGCATCAGGCGTTCGATCAGCGCGCGGTCGGCGGCCTGCTTGGCCTTCAGGTCGTCCAGCTCTTCCCGGTCTTTCTGCCTCTTGGCCTCGCACTCTTCATGCTGGCGGTGGCAGTCCATCAACCGCTCGTCCATGCCGGTGACTTGGCCTGAGAGCGTCTGAACCGTCTGGCTCAAGGCCTCCACGTCCGCCTTCCGACGTCCGAAGACCATCTGTCCCAAGGTCACGGCGGCAGCGCCAAGACCTCCAGACGTGAGCCATTCCGCCCAGGGAAGGGTGCTTTGGGCCATTCGTAGCTCTCGCGTCTTGGGGTGGAGTCTGGTAGAGTTACCGGGTGGAGTTTGAACCCGGCTCACCGCTCTGGATCGCCGCCGCTGCTGCGTGCGTCGTCATAATCACCGGCCTGCTGCGGCAGGCGGAGGCGTGGATTACCGCCGCTCTTTCGCGCGGGCCTGACTCGCCGCCGAGGCCCCGATCAGACCCGCAGCCGGACGAACCTTCTGGGCCACCGCCTCTAGCGCCCGAGACGCTGGCGTTGCCTGCTTCTTCAGAGCTGACCTGGATCCGCCAACAGCGATCAGCTTCAGAAGCTCCTCGACGTTCTTCTGCGACATCCGACCGCTGACGGCGGTCGAGGCCAGACCGAGCGGGATGCTGGCCAGCGACAGCCCGCCGGACTTTGCCGCGCCCGTCGCTTGAAGCCCCATGCCGATCACGCCGCGGGGGTCCAGTAGCGTCCCCATCGTGCGGACGACGTTCTGAGCCGGGGAGCCCGTGACGACGCGCTTTAGGGCCTTCGCCTCGTCGCTCGTGGCGTTCCGCAGCCGGCCGCCGTGCATCGGGTCGATGAGCGGGCTGAGCTTCTGGCGGATGGTGTTGTCGGTGTTCTTGCCGGTGTAGGCCCGGCCGCGAGCCAGATCTGCGCTCTCCAGCCGCTTCGTGACCACGTTGGCCTTAGCCCACCGAGTGTTCAGGTCGCGGGCCTCACGCAGCAGAGCGTTCTCGTTAGAGGCAGTGGCGATCAGGCCGTCGATCTTCTCCCGCATGGCCTTGCCGACGACGCTCTCGCTGCCGCCCGGCTTCACCATGGCCTCGTAGATGTCGCTGCGAAGCTCGTCGAGTTGGGTCAGCGGTACGCCCCCCTTCTGGGCAGCGAGCGCCTTCAGGCGAGCAGCAAAGGCGTCGCCGGCCGGGAACAGCTTGGCAGCCTTCGGACCACCCTTGGCGCGCACGAGCGCCTCGACGTCGCCGGCCAGAGCCTGGGCGTCGGCCTTGTTGAAGGTGAAGCCGCTGGCGTCGACCTTGGCGTAGGCGGCCTTCTTCGCAGCCTCGAGTTCGGGCAGCGCCATGGCCTTGACCTTGCCGAGGATCGGCTGTGCGGCCTTCCCGACCAGCTTCAGCGCTTCGTCCCCGACCCTGCCGGCGACAGCGCCGAACGCAGCGTCACCCGCGATCCCCCGAGCATCCTCTGCGTCACTCAGGAAGCCGCCCGCGAGCGCGCCGGAGGTCATGGGGCCGCCCGCGCCGCCGAGCGGCAGGGCAGCGAGCACGTTGCCGGCGAACTGACCGACCTTGCCCGGGCGGGCGCCACCGGCTTCCGCCGCGGCGATCGCCGGCATCGCCTGCTTGCGCGTGGTGTCGAGCATCCCGCGGAGTGCGCCCATCATCGGAAACGCGGCGGTCGCCTGGTCAGCCATGCGGTCGAGGACCGAGTTGCCCTCAATGCGCCCCGACAGGCGCGCGAGGGGCTCCATCGCGCCCTTGGCGAGGCCGAGCCCCTGAGAGGTGCGCTGGGGCTGCTGGGGCCGCCCTGGGGCCTGCTGGGGCGCTGCCGGCGGTAGAACCTCCATGGTCACGCCGCCGTTGGCCGTGCGCGCGATCTCGCGTCCCTGCGGAGCAGCCTGCTCGCCGCCCTGGTACATCGCCAGCAGCTCGTCGTCGGAGAGGCTGGAGAGGTCAGCGCCACCTTCGGCCGGAGCGGCGCCAACGCCAAGCTGAGCCTGGATGGAGCGCGCGTAGGCGTCGGTTTTCGGCCCCCACTGCTGACGGTTCGGGCCGCCGTGGTAGTAGCGCAGCCCGCCGTCCAGGTCGCCGGTAGCCTCGATGCCCTCGCGCAGGTACGCCTCGCCGAGGCGCTGCTGATACTCCGCAGCTTCAGGCGTGTCGCCGCGCATCAGTTCCGGCTGCCAGGGCATCCCGATCTTCTGGGCCGTGGCGCGGGCGGTATCCGGCAACATCTGGGTCATGCCCTCGGCGCGCCCATACTTGGTCTGCGGACCCAGCACGCCGGCTCGCCCGCCCGACTCCTGCTTCACCAGGGCCGGCAGGGCGTACATGGCGAGCAGTTCGCTATCGGACATCTTGGAGAGGTCGGACATCAGCGGAGGAGCCCCCTACGGCGGAGTTCAGCTTCGACGGCGGAGCGGTCGGGACGAGGGCCGGCAGGGCGAGCACCGGCCTTAGCCTGAGCGCGCTCGGCGCCGCGTTGGACGATCTGCTCGAGTTCGGCCAGCGCCTGCAGGAAGCCCTCTTCCGACTGGGTGCGGTCCAGACGGGCGATCGCGGCCTGGGCGGCCTGGCCTTCCCGCTCGCTGATCGCGCCGCCCCCCTTCAGCGACCCGAAGGCTTCCAGGAAGGTCTTGCCCTTCGCCTGCTCCAGCAGGGTGATGAAGTCTTTCTGCGGGGTGCCTGGAATTGGCGGCAGAACGCCCGTTCCCCCGGTCCCGAGCTTACGGCCGGGGTGCTCCCGTAGCTGACCGATCGTCTCAAGCATGGACTGCGCGGTGGCGAGGTTGTTCGGAAGCTCCACGCGCGCCTGCGCGCCGGCATCCGCCTCGATCTTCGCCGCGGATAGCTGAGCGGCCGGAGGCGTGTAGCCCAGCCGGCCGCCTTGGCCACCTTGCCCTCCGCCCTGACGCGCCAGCCAGTCAGCACCCAGCATGAGCTGAGAGCCGCCGTCGCCAGTGGGAACGGGCATGGAGGAGCCGCGGAGCTTGCCGAGTTCCTGGGCTTCGGTGGACTGGCCGATCGCCGCGAGGGCGCCTTCCGCCATGCGCCAGCCGACTTCCCGGCCCTGGCGGTCATACACCGGCTCAGCGCCCTTCGCGGGGGCCTCCCCGAAGAACTGACCGATGTTGCTCGGGTCGCGCTCGTCGATGACGCGTCCGTTGACATTCATCGCCTTCGGGGCGGCCATCTCTGCGAGCTTGGCGTAGGGCGAGATGTCAAAGCCCTTGGTGTTGCTGAGCTGCGCCAGAGCCTCGGCGATCTCCTGCGGGGAGCGGCGGCGACCGGGGCCTTGCTCCATCACTGGGGCAAAGGCGGCCGAGATGTCCTCTCCGTTGTCGTTGGGGATCGCGGCCTGTCGGACCGCGCCTGGGACCGGCTGAAAGAGGCCGGCGGCTCGCTGCTTCGCGACCTCCAGCGCCTCAAGCTGCGCCCGACGCCGCTTCTGCCCCTCGAAGTCCACGCCGAGCAGGCCGATACCAGCCATGTTGAGGGCCTGCTTTGCGGCCGAACCAAACATCCCCATGGATCAGGCCTCCAGCGCGGCGTAGTTGACGAAGAGGAAGCCGCCGGGGCCTTCGCGCACGGCGTGCGGGTCGGTCTTGATGACCTCCTGGGCGATGACGCCGCGGAAGCGCTTGCCAGGCCAGAAGCGGTAGGTCCATTCCACCCAGCGGCGGCCCTTGGCGTCGTGCCCGATCGTCTCGATGTCTTCCTTCAGGCGCTCGTCCGAGGCCCCGGCCGCAGCGGCGGCTTGGGCGTTCGCCGAGAGGTAGCTGAGCCAGTCGCCCATCGAAGCGCCGCTTTCCTTGGTCTTGGTCGTGCCGGTCATGGTCCCGGTGCTGGTCTGGCCTTTCAGGAGGTCCAGCGGCAGCGAGTTCCAGAGCGAGCCTTCCATGCCGAGGGCAGCGATCGGCGCCATGGCCTGCTGCTGCTGGATCTGGCGCAGCATCTCGCCCATGCCGGACTGCGACGCGATGTTCTGGCGCTGCTGCTCCTGCATCTCGCTTGCGGTGCCTGCGAGGCCGGCAGCCCCGGCCATCTGACGCTGAAGCGCGCCGTCGCGCTGGCTGGCGTTGAACTGAGCGCCGCTGTTCTGCGCGTCCATGTTGGCGAGGCCGAAGGTGTTCTGCGCGTTCAGGTTGGCGAGGCTCATGCCCTGACGGCGGTCTGCGTCCTGATTGCTGAGCATGGCGCCCGTGTTGAAGGCGTCGGCGCGAAGCCCGCTCTCAAGCTGGCCGCGGGACAGGCCAAGTTCGCCTTCCGTGAGGGCGCGCAGGATGGATCCGCCCGAGCCGCCGAACGTCTCGTCGCCGGCCAGGTCTAGCGCCTGCTGCTGACGGGTGAGGTTCCGGTCGCGGTCGAAGCCCGCCAGCGAGGTGTCCACCACGCGGTCGGTGTACGGGTTCATGTAGGCGTCGAGGTTGTCGAGCAGCGAGGCCGCATTGCCGCTCGTCGCCTGCCCCGTCGAGATGCCGGCGAGGTTCGCCTGGCTGCCTCGCATGTCGTTGAACGTGGACATGGCGTCGCCGTAGGGGTTCCCCGTCGAGGCAGCGCCGCCCTGACCAGAGGCCAGCATTGCCGCCCGCTTCGGGCCAGCGCTCTCCGCGAACAGGCCGGGGCCGCCGCTGCTGCCACCGTTCGCCATCATCGCGGCTCGCTTCGGGCCCATGGCCGCGGCGCTGCCGCCGCCGTAGCCTCCGAACTGTCCAAGCCCGGCCGCGCCCTGCGCCGCCTGGGTCTGCAGCGGGTCGGCGCCCGGCACGAGGCTGGACGGGTCCAGGCCCGCAAAGGTGGACGAGATGCGCCCACCCAGAGCCCCCAAGCCCGACGTGACCCATTCGGGGTTCGTCGGCGTCGAGGTCATCGACGTGTTCTGCGTTGTCGAGGTCTTCGACTTCTTCGAGCTAATGCCCATCCACCAGTGCCTTTCGTACAGTGACCGACCAGCGGCGGTAGTTCAGATCCTTGAGAGCCCGCGCCCATCCGGGGTGGCCCTCGATCAGCATTTCGGAGCAGCCGTTGGCCTTGGCCCAGCGCTCCACGAGAACGAGGTTTTGCGTCAGCGCCGGGAGTGAACCCGCAGCCCACATCACCTGACAGGCCGTTTCAGTCGGGTAGGCCACCACCTCCACGATGAAGCAGCAGTCGGGCTGGGTGAGCAGGTGCGCCCGGCCCTCAGCCAGCTCCCGCTCGATGCCCTCAATGGTGTGGTGCGAGCCGTCGCAGGCCTTGGCGATCTCAGGCCGCCAGCGTTCCCAGCTCACTTGCGCCCCCGCGGCTTCGCGTCGAACAGCAGCCGCCCGAGCCTGGCGCTCGTGGGCGCGCTCGACCCCGAGAACTTCACCCGGAACAGCAGGCCCTCGGCCAGGAAGTCCACTCGATCCTCACCGGGCGGCATGGCGTAGGGGCCGTAGGTGGTCCCCTCCCCTTGCGGGTAAGCCCGGGTGGTCAGGGTGAGCTGCACCGCGCCCATCTGCTGGGCGATGTCCGGCCAGGCCCCGCGAACCAGGAAGTGGCGGTCCTCGTCGAGGTAGATGTCGGCGCTTTCGATGAACCAGGAGAGTTGCCCCCCGTCCGCCGAATTGCCCTTCTCGTGCCAGTAGATGGCCCCGCCGTAGGTCACGCCGCAGGGGTAGGACGTCGGCCCCGCATCGACCATGGCCGTGCGCGCCTCGGCGCCCTTGTACCAGCTCCCGGCGTCGGGACCTTCCACCGCAACCGCCACGTAGCGGCTGTTCTCGTAGCCGTCGCGGGCGTCGGGGTAGTCCCAGCGGACTTCCGAGAACTCGGCCACGGTGCTGGCCACGATCTTGTCGCCCTGAGAGGCGGCAAGGTTCTCGGCGAAGTCCTCCCGGATCGGGCACGGGATCGGCTCGGGCCGTCCACCCAGCATGTAGCGCCAGAACTGCCGGTCAGGGCTGATCCAGTAGGCCACGCCGTTGAGCACCGCCGCCGCATTCGGCCCAATCAGCCCGCAGCGGTCGGAGATGCGCGAGAACTCCCAGATCTTGGTGACCTGGCCGACGTAGGTTCCGAGGAACAGGCCCCAGTTCGTCCACACCAGCAGGTACTTGCCGATCACGCGGCCGGCGACGATGCGCCCGCCACCCGGCAGGATGTACTCGCGGTGCGTGCCGTTGGAGGCCAGCGAGGTCGTCCAGGCGGTGTTGTCCCGCGCCGCCGAGTGCCGAATGCACATCGGGTTGAAGTCGCCCGACGTCTCCTCGTTGCAGCCCAGCGCGAACACCTGGAACTGCGGAGACACCAGCATGTGCGTGATGTTGTCCGGCGCGTTGGCGATGGCGACAGCGGGAGACGCGGTGTTGTTGGACCACTCGAACAGGGTCTGGTTGCGGGGGCTGCCGAGCAGCTTCTGGCCCCACGCCGCTAGGCTCCAGGTCAGCGGGAAGTAGTCGCTGGCCGAGTCCTCGCCGTAGTCACCGACACCATAGGTCCCGGTGCCGTACCCGGCCGAGCCCGCGCCATCGATCGCGCCGGCCGTGAAGCCAGAGGTAGGCGTGATGTCGGCAAGCGTGCCGGACTTCCAGACGTGCAGCTTGTTGTGCTGTCCGAGGCCGAGGTGCTGCTGGGCGTTGTTGTCGGTCCAGGCGAAGACGGTCCTGCAGATGCCGGGGATGGTCGAGAGCGTCACCCGCTCCCAGCCGCCGATGACCTGCGCGCGGCCGAGGCGGAAGCGAACGTTGGATCCATCAGACCAGCCGGGAGCCGCAGCCGAGGCGGTGTCATCGGTCTTGATGCCGGGGGGCACGTCGAGGGGAATTCTGATGCTCGCCTCCCTGTGATAGGTTCTTCCGATGGACACGATCGAACTGCGCGAGCCGCCGGAGCCCACCGTGGAGAGGCAGGCCCTTGTCGAGATCCGGTGGCGGGTAGAGACCGCGGCTGGCGAGTTGCTGGCTGAGCATCCGGGTCAGTGGGCGGCCCAAGCCGATGCTGTCCGCCTTAAGGCGCGGCTTGTGAGATCTACCCGCGTGACGACGCTAGATGTGCTCGAGGACTACAGCCCCGCGATGTAGCTGGTGAGCGCGGCGTTCAAGGCAGCCACCTGCGACGCCGTTAGCGACAGGCCAAGGTGGGCCGCGGCTAGCGTGACCGTATTGCTGCAGTCCACCAGCAGAGCCGGGTTGATGTTGAAGGTGCCTGCCGCCAACGCGGGGGCCGCGACCAGGGCGCTGTTCGCGTAGACGTCGTAGCCGCCCGAATTGGAGCGTGACAGGGCAACGTGGCCCATCGCTGCTGCGGGCGTCACGTCCGTTGAACCTGCGCTTCGCGTCCGGATCTTAGCGCCGCTATCCCAGTTGTTGATGTGAGTGCCGCCGTCGATCTGCACCACGGCGGCGTTGGCGAGCGACTGCCCACCGTAAGCGGTCGTGTAGCTGCCGAGCGCGTGGTTGGTCTGCGCGTAGGCGCCCGTGCCCGGCATGGTTATCCCGACAGCGCTGCCGTTCCCCACGAAGCCCACGTCTGCGGTAAACGGCAGGCCGCCAGCGTTCGTCGCAGCCTCGTTCTTGGTCCAGTTGAGCAGGGATGCCTGGCTGTCGTGAGCGGCGGTGACGTAGAATGCATCCAGCCGCGACCAGACCCCAGCGTTCTTCAGCGCCATGATCGTGCGGTTGATGAGGTATTTCCGCTCGGCATTGGGCTGGGTCGTCATGCGCGCGATGAGCGCTTTCGCCTCGTCGCACAGCGAGCCGCGGCCGGCGTTGAACCCCTGAAGGCGGGTCAGGTACAGCATCAGCTGTCGCTGCCCGCGTCCGTGGTGATGGTCAGGCGAACGCCGATGAGCTTGGCGTCGATCGCAAGCGTGTCGTTCGTGCCGTCGTCGGCCTTCCGCAGCACCTGGAACACGACAACGTCCTGCGCCGCGGGCGTACCGCCGATGGTGACGGCAGCACTCTCGTCGCCGATGTAGATGTCGTCCGTCGTGCCGCCAGTGTCGTTGGAGTACTGGGCAGTCCCGAAGGCAGCGTCCATGGGGTCGTCGTTGGACAGCGCCATCCCCTGCAAGCCCCAGGACACCTTGAAGTTCGTCGTGGTGGCGCCGTGCGACCAGATCGGCTGGAACGTGACGGTGCCTTCGTTCCAGCTCTTCGGCATGGCGACCTGGAACTGCGCGTACTCCACCGTGGAGGGGTCGAAGTCGAGCGTGCTCAGCATCACCTTGTTGGTGGTCAGCTCCGACAGGCCCACTGCAGCGCCATTGGTGTTGCGCGCAATCATGGCGCTGGCCGGGATCCAGAGCTGCTGCTTGCCGACGATCTGGGTGGCGTAGTCGGAGAGGTCCGTGGAGACGACCTGGCTGGGAACCCAGGATCCGCTGCGGACGAACAGGGCCTTGCCCTCGTTGCCGGCGGAGGCTGGCAGGGAGCCCGAGGCCGAGAGCGCCGCGGCGTCGGCGTACTGCTTGAAGCTGAGGCCGCCGATCATGAGCTGGCGCACGTTCGTGCCGTCGCAGATGACCGTGGTCAGGTCGCCGCTCTCGATCGTGACCGTGGAGCCCGAGCCGGTCGTAAGCGTGAGGTTGCCCGTCAGGGCAGACCAGACCATGTACGTCTTCTCGACGCTGGGCAGGGTGACCGTGTAGCTGCCCGTTCCGGTGAACTTGAGGCACCGAGCGCGGGCCTCGTCGGCCGTGCCGTTGGCGGAGGTGAGCGTGTAGTTGCCGGTCAGCGCCTTGGTGGTCCAGCCATCCATGGCGAAGTCGGCGAGGTCGAAGACGCCCGCGTTCTGGACGTCGCCCCAGATGTTGGTTCCTTCGCCGGTCGCCTGCTTGGTGAGCCGGTTGCGGGCTGTGTAGGAGCTGGGCATCTAGATCACTGCTCCGGTGTCTTGGCGGATCCACGACGTGCCGTCGCTCACCGCGAGGATGTTCAGGGTGGTGTTCTTCAGGACGCAGTTCGGGTAGCTCGCCGCGGCCGGCATGTTGGCCGTCGTGCAGGCGAACACCGGACCCGGGCTTTGCGGCTCCTCGAGCAATGCGACGCGGGCTTCCACCTCGGCCAGGTACTCGGCCAGGTCGGGGGTCGTCCCCAGCGGCACCGGCATTAGGCGAAGGGCCGCATACGACGGGCCGGCGAGGAGCCGTAGGACTGCCGTTGGTCCTGTCCGTTGATGGCGAGAAGTCCGCGCTCAAACAGCGTCCGGTGCTTCAGCTCCATCTGGTCGTCTTCCATGTCCCCGAAGGCGTAGGCGAGCGCGCCGTTCAGGTAGACGTCGGGGTGCGCTGTCAGCAGCCAGTTCGTGGTGTTGGACTCGGTCAGTGCCGGCAAGGTGCGCCGATAGACCAGGGTCGCGGTGTAGGTGGTGTCCGGGGTCGGAGCCATCAGGAACGCATCGCCCACGATGGTGTAGTAGAGCGGTCGCCCCACGCCCTCGCTGGCGGCTTCCCGGACGTCGTCGAACTCGTCCGCCTTGACGTACTGCAGGCGGGTGACAGGGTTGGTGTTCAGGTGGAAAGACCGCACGCCCGCGAAGGTCGCCGGCAGCGCCGGGTTCACCGTCATGACGGTGAAGCTGTCGTTCCGCACGTACATCTGGCGGCAGTCGAGAACGCGGTTCGCCTCGGCTTCAGCAAGCGCGATGAACTCGCCGTAGCGGGTGGCGAGGTCCGAGCGCACGATGCGGACGCCGAGGGCCGTGACCAGCTCTGCGTATGTGGTGATCGCCATTCAGCGGGCTCCCCAGGCCGACCCGATGAGCGGCTTCGGCTTCAAACTCTGCGGGCTCGTGCCGCGTCCATCATCGTTGTGCCGCCAGCCCCGCGCGTGCGCCCACTCGTGCTGAATGAGTTCCTGCCGCTCACGCTCGGAGGGCCACGCGCCCCTTGCCGGAACCACGACCGTATCGAGCCCAGCGATGTAGCAGCCGTTGATGTAGCGTGTGCCCGCGGCCATGCCGTTCCAGTGCCGGCACAGGTCGTGGATCGCCTTGAGGTCGCGCAGTTCTAGCTGCTGCGTGCTCCCCGTCTGCGTTTGCCCGGCGCGGTATTCGGCCGGAGGTCGCTCTACTGGTCGGTTCGGCTTAAACATAGCCGCGCACCCTCCGAAGACGAGCGCCCAGATAAGCGTCGGGAGGGTCTGGCCGAGCCGTCGCATTTGGTCGCTCCGCAACCTGTGGTACCGTCAGGCGTGGGGCAGAGTTCTCAAACACAGGCGGGGCGCTTGGCGCACCTGGACGGCTGGCGCGGCTTGGCGATCCTCGCCGTCCTGGCTGGACATTTCGGGCCTTGGCCTGCGTTCGGCGCGGTAGGCGTAGAGCTGTTTTTCGTGCTCAGCGGCCGGCTGATGGCCGAGATCCTATTCGTCCGTCGTCATCCCCTGCCCGACTTCATCCGCCGCAGGCTCAGCCGGGTCTTGCCCGCGCTGCTCGTGTTCCTGGGGCTCATGTTTCCGGTGGCCTGGTTCGCCGGCCAGGCGATCGTGGGGCGCCCGCTGGCGGAGCCCATCGACCTTCTCGCCGCCCTGACCTTCACAACCAACTACGTCGCACCTGGACTCGGCCGGGTGTCGGTCTTCGATCACACCTGGTCCCTTGCGGTCGAGGAACACGCCTACCTCGCGCTTGCGGCGCTGGCCGTCCTGACCGGCCGGGTGTGCAAGCGAGCTGCGCTCGGGCTGTTGCTTGCCGGCGTCGCCTGCATGGCCAACGGCCTGATCCAAGCGCTGGTCTTCCCGCCCGCGGAAGGCATCAGCCATGGAGTTTACTGGCGAACCGACGTGAGGGCGGCGTCAGTCTTCCTCTCCGCAGCGACCTATCTCTTCCTCCGGGATCGAAGCTACGGCCTTGGTTGGGTCCCCGCTGTCGCCGCGGCGATCGGCGCTGGCCTAATCATGTCCTCAGCCCCGCTGGGATTTACCGCGGGCACGCTGCTCATGTGCTTGTCGGTGAATACGCTGGAGGCGGCGTCGCCGAGGTTGCGAACCTTCCTATCGACGCCTGTTCTGGTTCACGCCGGCGTCTTGTCGTACTCGCTTTATCTGTGGCAGCAGCCGTTTTACCTCGCCAGCCAGCGCATCCCTGCGCCGGTCGCCCTGTTGGGCGCGGTTATTGCGGCCTACCTTAGCTACCGGCTGGTGGAGCAACCCGCCCGCGCCTACCTGAACCGCATCGCGGCTCCTCGAAAGCCGGCACTCACACAACCCGCGAGGGTCTAGGCGTCCTCCTCGGCGGGCCAGACGGCGTAATCGTGCAGGACGCCTGCTGCGCGCATCGCCGCGCCGCCTGGGGGTTCCGCGAACTCTACCGTGTTCCACGCGAACGGCGGCCCAAGGTAGGGCACCACCCACTGGTCGAAAGCATCCCGGCGGACGTAGGCCCAAGATCCGCTGTTGTCGGCGGGGGCCGGCTGGGTGAAGGGGTTGTTGTTGTCGGTCCACGCCGCATAGGCGCGAGCCGCAGCCTCCGCGGACACCGGGAAAATCACAACCTTGTTCGCCATCAGGCGATCCCCCCTCGGGTTTTAAGATAGGTGTAGAGTTGCGCGGCCTGCCCGCTCGTCAGCGGTGCTGTGACCAAGATTGCGGACTGCACGCCCTGGAAGAAGCTCGTGCTCGCCGTTGTCGCGCCGAGCGTGGTTCGCAGTGAGCCCGTGGAGGGAACGACCGAGGACGGAGCGCCCTCGAACCCGTCAATGTCGGCGCGCGTCGCGGTGGCGCCAATCACGAAACGGGTGACATGGCGACCCGTGAAGTCCACCGCCGCGTTGACTGCGGAAACGCCAGCCGCCCCATCGCCGATGAACGCCTGGATCTGGTTGGTTGGATTATTGGACAGGCGGCTTACGCGACGGTCCGTGGCCGCCGCCCCGCCCCCGTAGGCCGCGATTGTCTTGGACCCGGCTACGGCTCCTGCGGCGGTCTGATCCACCAGCGCCCAGATCTCGACCGGGGCGGCCCCGATCGGGAACGGAACGCTCTGAAGCGCCAGCACGTCATCCACCCCGTCAAAAGTCACGCCTGGGCGGCTGTTGAAGCTGGTCGCTGAGTACACCGGCTTGAGAGAGCCGGTCGCCTGAACGACGTCGTATCCGGCGACCTTGTCCCGCCAGGAGGACACCAGCCCCCCACTCTGCGTGAAAGACGACGAGTCCTCAGCGTCCCAATAGCCGAGCAGCGACGAGCCGAGGGCGGCCGGGGTCCAGCCTGCCGCGCCCACTCTCGCGCTCTGGCACAGGGCCAGCGCCAGCATGGTCACGCGAGGAAGCCGACGATGTTGGAGGCCGTCGTGCCGGTCGCCTTCACCTGGGTGATGACCATTGGGATGATGGCGCCGGCCGGCACGTTGGAGAACGTCAACGCTGCGCCAAGGCCAGTCGTCACTGCGACGTTGCCGCCTGTGCCGACATACAGCCCGACGTAGCGCGCCTGAGTGCTGTCCGACGCCGTGACGGCTTCGCCGCCCGTAGGGACGAGGTTATTCGTGTGCATGTCTAGGGCTCCTCAGACTGTGCCGGGGCGGGTGCGGAAAGCCCGGTTGTCCGGGTCATTGAGCCAGCGCTTCCAGGCTTCCTGGTCGTTGCCGAAGCGCTTCTTCAGCTCGAAGAATATGTTGAGCGGGATGGACGCGACCCACGTCCGACCACCAATCCCGTCGCCCCAACTGTCGGCGCCAGAACTGAAGTGGTTGAAGCGGTCCTTGTTGGCCTCCACCAGCGCGTCGACGTCCTGCGACGACTGGATCGTGAAGGTGTCGTCGCTGTGGTCGTACTCGAACCACTCGGTAATCCCGGTAAGCGGGTCGTGGTCGAAGAGGCGCTTGGTCATGCAAGCTCCCAAAGAAAGGGGGCCACCCCGAAGGATGGCCCCGCAGTCAGGTCCGAGGGCCTAGAGGAGGTCGCGAACGACCGCCATGGCCTGTTCGTTCGTCACTTCGAGGCCGGCTTCCTCGATCATGTGCCACTTCTCAGCGTCGCCGGTCTTGGCGAGCTGCTCGGCGAAGTAGGGGCGCAGGACGCGCTTCTTCGCCTGCGACGGGTCGATGAGGTACGCCAGGTCGGTCGGCATGAAGCGGTTCGGGACCACTTCCACGTTGCCGAAGTCGGACACGTAGATGTCCACCGCGCCGATCACCACGCCCGGCTTGGCGCCGTTCACGTTGTAGCGGTTCACGGCGATGCCGGCGAAGGCCGAGGTTTCCTGCTTCTTGGCCGGGGAGACCATCAGCATGGAGACTTCGCCGCCGGACTCGAACTGCAGGCGCAGGGCTTCCTTCAGCAGGGTTTCCGACCAAGCGCGGTCGGTGCCGTTGGTGCGGGCCGTGGTCGGAACGCCGCCCGCGAAGGTGTAGGCGGTGCCCGAGGTGCCGTTCGTGTCGTTGGTGAACAGCCAGGTGTCGAGCGAGGCGGTCACGCGAGCGGTCGAGGAGTTGCCAGCGACGGCGACGTTGGTCCCCGTGAAGGCCTTCTCCTGGTCGCGCTTCAGCTCCTTGCCCTTCTTGGCGGTCTGATAGGCGATTTCCGACTTGCGGCCGGCCTTCTTCACGGCCTCGAGCGTGCCCGAGATGGTGAAGCTCTTCTTGAAGATCTGCGTGTAGTTCACGTAGCGGGTGGTCGGGGAAACCGCCGCCGCCGTGGTGTCGTCGCCCTCGATGTTGGCGTTGTTTGCCGCAGCGGCGAGGCTGTCGGTCTGCCAGTCGAACTGGGTCGCCGCGCACGACGCCTTGCCGATGTTCGACAGGAACGGCGTGTCCGTGGGCGAGATGTTGCTGATGACGTCCGAGAGGTCTTCCCGGATGCCGATCGCGCTGTACTTGTCGAAGGTGTTGGTCGGTTGAGCCATTAGCCCAGCATCCTTTCAATGGCGGCAGCCGCGTCATCGACACGGCCGGTTTTTGCGAGACGTTGCTTGGCTCGGGTCAGATCGCTCGACGGGGTGGGCTTGCTTGCGGTGGAGCCTGGCTTGGCGGTCTTCACCGCATCCACCCGGGCTTTCACGGCAGGGGCCTTGGCCTTCAGCCGGTCGAATTGCATGGCCTTCCACAGGACGAGGTAGGCGCGGTGATTGTCGGTGTCCTGGATGTCCTCGGGCGTGAAGCCGATGGACAGCGCGTAGCCGACCGTCTCCTCGAAGTTCTTCTTGTCCTGGAGTTCCGGGACCACCTTGATGAGCGCGAGGGCTTCATCGCGGCGGCGCTCAATGCGCTCCTTTTCCTGCTCTTCGCGCTGGGCCGTCTCGATCCGCTGGCGTTCTGCCTGGATCGCTTCGGCCTGCTGGCGCAGCTCCTCACGCCGGAGGAGGTATTCCGCCGGGTTGGTCTGCCGCAGGTCCTGCAGCGCAGGATCTTCCCACTGCTGCTGTAGGTGCGCTTCGAGCTTGGGCAGGAGGCTTGCGTACTGTTCCCGCTCCTGACGCACGGCCTGGAGTTCCGGCTCGATGGCCTTTCGGGCCTCGGCCAGCTCCATGGTCTTGCGCGTGTAGTCCTGGGTCCGGGAGTAGCCGCGCTGAAGCTCGTCGAGCGTCACCACCACTTCCTCGCCGTCGACCTTGACGGTGAAGGTGGGCGGTTGCTCAGCCTCGTCGTCGGGCTGCTCGTCCGTCTCTTCGGACTCGTCCTCCGGGGTTTCGGGCTCGTCGCCCTCCTCCTCGTCGGATTGAGGGGACTCTTCGTCCTCCTCGCGCGTCTCGCTCCCGTCGCTGTCACCGTCGCCGGTTAGCAGGGATGCGATCCGGTCTGCGGCTGACTGAACCGTCAGGCCGCCTTCGCTGCCGGTGGCTTCCGCCGTGCCGTCAGGTACGTTCATGTTGTGCTCTGGGTTTGACGCCGCTGCTCGAAGCGTGGCGGCTGGGGGTGTGCTAGCGGACGAGGCTCAGCGGCCGGCGCTGATTGGCCTTATCCAGCTTCTCTTGTTCGTACTTCGCGGCCTCGACCCAGGTCTTGAGCTGACCCCGCACCGCATCGAGCGCAGCGATCTGGTGGAACAGCTCCTCACGACGCTGGGTCATGGGCGAGGTAGTGGACCGCCACTGCTGCTGCAGTTGGTTCGAGATATGATCCATGGCATCGATGACGGCCTCGTTGCCGAGCACCGTCCGGGCGCGCTCGCCCTGCTCGATGATGGCTCGGACGCGGTCGGTCACTCGGGGGCCTTCGCCTTGCGGGCCGGCTTCTCGGCCGACTGCAGGATGGCGCGAGGGGCCTTGACGTACTCGACGCCCTGCAGCCCAACCACCTTGACCATCACCCACTCGGGATAGGCGCCGGTCACGACGCCTTCCACGAGAACCTTATCGCCTTCTTTCATCCGGGTTCTCCACCAGGGTTCACTTCGGAGGTGCCGCCCGGGGACTGAAAGCGCATCGCGCCCGTCTCCCGCGCCACCTGGGCCTGCACGAAGCCAAGCTCGCGCTTCAGTTCGATCTCTGCGGAGAGCTGCTCACGCTTCAGCTGCAGCTCGGCCTGGATCTGCTCGCGCTTCAGCGCCAGGTCGGCCTCAAACTCCATGCGCCGCAGCTGAAGGTCGGTTTGAGCCTTCTGCTGGTCCATCTGGGCCTGCTGCTGGGCCTTCTGCTGCTCCAGCTGCATCTTCATCTGCGCTTCGACCAGCTTGGGATCGGGCGGAGCCTCGCCAGTGTCGTTCGCCTGGCCTTCTTCGCTCTCCGGGTCGGTGAAGTAGGCGTCCGGGTTCCGGATGCCGCCAAGCTCCAGGATCTTGCTCAGCGTGTGGTGATACTGCTTCGGCGTGACCAGCGGGTTCTGGAACCCGGCCTGCGTCAGGATCTGCTCCTGCTTCTGCGCCACCAGCGCCAGCAGTTGGCCCTTCTGCTGGTCCGAGCCGCCACCCAGGCCGAACGTGCAGACCACGTCCATGTTGACCCGCCAGGCGCGCGGATCGACCGGCGTCCACTTGTTGCGGAGCTTCACCATCCGCTGGGCGCGCTGGTTCTCGACCACCAGCCGCATGATGCCGCGGAACAGCCGGCGCATACCCGAGGCCATGATGCGGGCGATGAGTTCGATGCGCTCCTGGGAGCGGGTGAACTGCCCTTCAGCCGCCGCCGCGGTCGTGTTCTGCAGCGACTCCGCGTCCAGGCCCTGGCTGACCTTGGACATGCCCGTGCGGTTCTCCCGCAGCTCGTCCATGTAGGAGAGGTACGGCAACGCCGCGCCGGACAGGTCCTGCGTCGGCAACTGCATGTAGCCGCCGTTGGTCTTCGCCCGCAGGATGGCGCCGACCTCGGTGTTCATCGCGTCTTCGACGCTGCCGTCGTTCTCCACCACGACCGTGCGCGGGAAGATGCTCTGCGCGAGGCTGTCGAGCCCGGCCCGGAGAACAACCGTCTTCACCCGGGCGATGTCGGCCGTCTTGTCCGCGAGCGACTGGCCGAAGAACGTGTGCGGCTCGGGATCGCAGTGGAAGTCGGCGAAGGGCCGCTCGTCCCACGGCTCGTTGGCCACGACCTTGTAGCCGCTGCCCACAGTGCAGATCTTGCGAAGCTCGGCGATGCCGTCGCCGTCGAAGTCCACGTACTGGTAGGCCTCGACGTACAGCAGCTCCCGCATCGTCGGGTCGAGCGCGTTGTCGCCGCCGTCCGCGTAGGGGTTGCGCGCGTGGCGCTCCTGGTTGCCTTCCAGCTCGTCGCCAGAGGCCGCCTCAAGCATCTCGTCCTTGTCGTAGCCCATCGCCACGAGGTCGGAGACGGTCTTGGTCGTGCGATGCGCCACCAGGCGCGCGTCATCCAGCGTCTTGGCGTTGCGGCTGATCAGCAGCTCTTCGGGCGGGACGGCCTCGAGCTTCACCCGATCGTGCCGCTTCTTCATGCGGATGGTGACCGTCAGGCCGTTCTCGTCCTCGCTGGACTCCACGACCTCGGCCTCGACCGCCTTCTGGATGTCCTCCAGCAGGTTGGTGAGCGCCATCTCGTCCAGGCCGGTGTAGGTCTTGGTCGAGACGGTGACGCTGTCGTCCCACCAGTATTTGACGTAGCCGGTCTTCTCGCGCAGCGCGTTCTTGATGACCGCGTAGAGGATGCCGAAGCCGTCGTTATCGTTGGTGACGATGTAGTTGGCGTAGTCGGTCTGCTGCTCGGCCTGCTCGAGGTCTTCCTCGCTCTCCGGCACGAACTCGACCACGTTCTCAGAGCCGAAGAAGATCCGCATCAGCGACGGCAGGGCCGCGTTGATGGTGTCGTGGACGTCGCGGCTGACGACCTGCGCCCTGCCCTCTTCCTCGTCGCCGTACGGGCGGCCGAAGTAGCGGTCGAGGGCTTCCTTGCGGTCCCGGCCAATCTCGCTGTCGATGAAGGTGATCGCGTCTTCGATCTCGGCGGCGACGATCGACTGAAGCTCGGCGTCTTCCATCTAGGCGAGCCCCCTGATTTTGCGCCGCACCGGCCCGGAGGCCTTCAGCTCGTCGCGGTAGGTGATCCCGAGCATCCGCAGCGCATCAGCGCCGTGGCTCGACCAGTCGTGGTAGGGTCTGTCGTGGAACGACTTGCGCTTGTCGTCCCACTGCTTGCGGTAGTTGCGGAGGCACTCGAGGCCCTGCGCGCAGGCCTTGGCGTCGAACCAAAGGCGCGAGAACAGCACCCGGGTGGCGTTGATCCCGTCTTCCACCGCCAGCCGCGGCGCAATCTCGACCTTGCCGGCTCCGAGGATGCCTTCGATCACGCTCTTGCGGGTGATCGCCGTCGTCATCTCGCGGACTTCCGCATCGTGCGGCAGAACGTGTTTCTCGTAGGCGTAGGGCTTGGCGAGGACGTCCTTGGCGACGCTGGTCAGCGCCTGGCCCGTCCACTCCTGGTAGCCAATCAGCCGGATCTCGCGGTTGACCACCTGAGCGAACCAGACCGCTGTCGCGTCATCCAGGCCGAGGTCCCAGTAGGTCCGAACCGCAACGGACGGATCATGCGGAACGGCGGTGATGCGGTCCTTCTGAGCCTCTTCCAGCTCATCGGCGTAGTAGGCGCCGACAACCGAGGCCTCGAAGCTGCACTCGTACTCCTGAGCGTACTGCTCGCGGGTCATCTCCCGCTTGGCGTCGCGCAGTTCGTCGTCCGGGATGATCCCCGTTCTCGACGCCTTCAGTTCCGCAAAGAACCACTCTTCCGGGTTCGACTTGGCCCGCTCGCAGAGTTCCGCGAAGTGGTTGCGGCCCTTCGGCGTGCCGATGAACGTTGCCTTGCCGCGACGATCGGAGAGAGCCGGCCGGACCACCTCGGGCCAAACCCGGGGATCCATGTCGCCGTACTCATCCAGCGCCGCCACATCGAGGTAGAGCCCGCGAAGCCGGTCGTAGTTCTCTGCCCCGTAAAGCCGGACGCGTGAGCCATCGGGGAAATCCGCCCGAAGCTCTGTCTCGTGGAACTCCACACCGGGGATCGGCCGGCAGATGTCCTTCACGTACTGCCAGGCGATGTCCTTGGCCTGAGCGTAGGTCGGCGCGATGTAGGCGCCCCTCGCGTTCGGAAGCGGGCAACGCAGCGTGTCGTCAATCACGTCGGCGAGGGTGCTGACCGTCTTCCCCGCCCGCCGGTGCGCCACCTGAGCGGCCCAGCGCTGCGTACGCATGTGGAACGGGATGAACTGCTCCCGCGCCTCGTAGTTAAGTCTGATCTGCTGCACGAGGCACGCCAGTCACCAGGAACACCGGGCCTTCGGGCGCCGTGTGCTCTTGCTGCACCTTGTCGCCGTAGCGCTTGGGCGCGAGCTTCGAGAGGTACCAGCGCTCATGGTCGAACAGCAGCCTGGCGCGAGCAACGTCGCCCTCGGTCTCGATGCGCTCGCCAATCCGATCGGCGCGGCAATCGAGGCCGATGTCCCGGCTTCGCGTGTATTGCGCAGAAAACCCTTCGCGGTCGTCCACCACCCAGCCGCGCACCGTGCTCTCCGCGGGCATGTCATCACCCTTGCAGATCGACCGGAGGCTTTCGCCTGCAGCGATGCGCTCGCAGATCTCGCGGGCTAGTTCGGGTGTGTAGTCGCTGGGCCGTCCGGCCATGTTCCCACCTCTGCCGGACCCGTTCGGGTGTCCCGGCTCCTGGTTGGTTAGCGGTCTTCCTGCGTCAGCTTACCCACGAGGAAGTCTTCGGCGTCCTGGGGCTTCAGGATCTCGCCGGTCTTCATCCATCCGAGCGGGGTCATGGCCCAGAGGTCGCCGTTGGGGTTGATGCGGTAGGAGTCTTTTAGCTCAGAGGCGGTGATCAGGGCCTTCTGGATAAGGCCGTGAAGAATAGCCTGGGCCACGGCTCACGCGCTCCCCTGAGCTTCCGTGTGGGCTAGGAAACCAGCTCTTTCCAGAACCGGCGCTCGCGCTCGACTTCGGCGCGGTAGTCGTTCCACCGAACCTCGTTCCGCACCAGCCGGCCGCGGCGGACGTCGCCGCTGTGCTCGATCGCGTTGGCGAACCAGCCGAACATGATCTCACGGTCCATGTCGGGGTACTGCTCGCAGAAGGCTTCTGCCCACTTCTGGGCGTCGTCGCCGAGGGCAGACAGGAACTCGCCGGCTTCCATAGCGGCGTACGACTTGGTGGCTTCGCTCATATGGCCTCGCGTGTAGGGTGGCCCGGAACCGACACAGCTTGAAAGCGTCACCTGGAGAGGTGCGATGTGTGGTGTTGTTCGGTCGGGCTTCTGGTGGGGCGGGCGCTAGGCGCACTCAGCCCTGTTACTCTTTTGTCTAGCTTGGAAGTACTCAGCGGTCAAGCTGCGTTCCCGCATGTTGTGGGTCACAGGTGCGTGAAGCGCTATACCTTGCGCTTCCCACCCCTCACGCAGCCTTCCTCCGCCCTAGCGCCTCACGCTCGATCGCAGCGTAGGCATCCCGCAGGTTGGCGCAGGAGGATCGCACCGCACCGCATTGGGCGTGGGGGTTCGTCTCTCCCGTCACGTACTCCACCGACTCCCTCCAGGACGAGCGTTCGGTGCTGGGCTTGATCAGCTCCATGAGCAGCCACCAGTCCCGGGGCGGCAGGCGGGCGACCACGGCCTCAACCCGCTTGGCGGCGTCGATCATGGCGTCAGTGACGAGCCCGGCCGTCCGGTCCACCCGCTGCGAGGCTTGGCCCCTGTCCGCCTCCCCTCGCCGAAGCAGGATATCCAGCTCGAAGCGCCTGGCCGCGTCGTAGCAGCCATGGAAGCGGGGCTGCGTGTTCATCCCGTCTTTGAGCGCGGTGAAGGCATCCAGCCTGCGGACGCTGTCCTCAGTGACTTTCTGCCCCCCTCGCTTCTGGCCGGCGCGGGTCACTTCGATGTCCTGGCCGTGCGGGAGTGAGGCCGCATCAGTCGGGACGTTGACCGCGTCAAGGTCTAGAGCGCGGCGCTGTTGGCGCTCTGCTTCAAGCTGCTCGGGTGTCTTTCTGCGGGCTCTTGCCATGTGCTTAGACTCTAGCTGATTTGCTTGAAGTTGCTAAGGTTTTCCACTCTCAGGCTGCGACATTTACGTTCGCGGGCTCCATCTCCCGCTGCGCATTCCACACGTCGTTCCAATCCATGCCCGGGGCTGGCGGCAGACGCACCTCGACCTCGAACCGCTCCCGGCGCAGGCGCTTCGCCAGGTTGAAGGCGGCGGACTGACCGGCGAAGTTGCCGTCGTTGTCCCCGAAGACGATCACCCGCACCCCGGCCGGCGGCTCCCAGGCCTCAAGCGTCGTAGTGTTCAAAGCCGACCAGACAGGCACGCCCGTCAGCTCCGAGGCCGCCACGGCCGTCTCAATCCCCTCAGCGATGCCGAGCACCTCGCCCGGCTTGTACAGCCGCACGGCGCAGCCCTTGGGCATCGGCAGGGCCATCACGCGGCGGGGCTCCTCAACATCCGCTTTGAGCCCTCCAGCGGCCAGGAAGGTCCGGTGCAGGTTCACCGCCTTGCCGTCTGCGCCCTGGATGATCGACAGCATGGCCGGGAACACGCCCGCGCCTGGGCAGCGAAGGGCCGGCGTGGCCCGCACCGTCGTCAGCGTCGGCACACGCCCGATGCGGTTGCGCCACCAGTCCGCCGCCTCCTCCACCATGTGCAGAGGCATGGCGGCTTTCCACATCCGCTCCATCTCAGCCCGAACCTCGGCCACGTCCGGGCCTTGGCGGATCTTGATGGGCCGGGCGGAACCGACCAGCGCGGCGACTTCCTCGAGCGCCTTCGGGAAGGTCCAGCCGTTGACGCCCATGACCAGGGCGAACCCGTCGCCGGACTGCTTCGGGCAGTGGTGGCAGAACCATGTGCCGGCGCCGTCCTTGTCATCGAAACGGAAGCGGGTCCGTCCGTCTTGGCACATCGGGCACGGCCCTAGCCGATTGACCAGGAACGTGTCGCTCACCCCAAGGGTGCGGAGGATCGAGGGCCACTTGCCGCGGGCTTCGGCCTTCACCTGAGCGGAGTCGATCTTGCTCATGCGGCCCTCCCCCGCGACTTCACGAAGCGGATGTTCTGGGCTGTGATCCAACTGCGGACCTCGGCACTGACGCCGGCCGCGGGCGGCGCGTACTTCACCCGCGGATCGTTGGGCCAGCACGAGAACCTAGCCTTGTACTTGTGGGCGACCCAGCCATCGGACTTGCCGGTGCTGACGGCGTAGGCGCGAAGCTGGCGGATGAACCCGACCTTCGCAGCCCAGTCCGTGTCGCGGTTCGCCTTGCGGGCGGAGGTGAGGTCGACCAGCTCGCCGTCCACCGTCTCAACCTCGGTCGAGCGTTCGGCGACGTGTCCGCAAGACGGACACTCCCGCACCTTCGGCGCCCGCACATAGTGGCAGGAGGGGCACTCCTTCGGCTTCGCAGGCTCACGCTCGCCGGCCGGCTTGGAGCCTTCGGCCATCGTCCCGTCGTTCAGCCGGTCGTGGTGGATGTCGGTCACGAACCCCAGCCGCAGCGTGGTGTCGCTGTGGTCGAGCACCAGGCAGTCGTCCTTGCCCTCGGCGGTCCGCAGGCCGCGGCCAATGATCTGCGTGTAGAGGATCTCGCTTTTGGTTGGCCGGGCCAGGATCACACAGCGCACGTCCCAGTCCACGCCCGTCGTCAGAACCCCGACGTTGCAGACGACCTTCAGCTCACCAGACTGGAACGCCTTGCGGATCTGCTCGCGCTCTTCCGGCGGTGTGTTGGCGTCGATGTAGCCGCAGCGGACGCCCTGCGCCGTGAACTCGGCCTGCAGCGTCTTGGCGTGGAGACGATCGACCGCGAAGCACAGCGTGGGCCGGTTCTCCCCCAGCTCCAGCCAGGTGGTGACGACGTCGGCCGTCAGCGTGCATTTCTGCATCGCCTCCGAGAGCTGGCCTTCGTGGTAATCCCCGGCGACTGTCTTCACGCCCGTCAGGTCGGGATGCGACGGCGCGAAGACCCGGAAGTTCGACAGGAAGCCGGCCTCTATCAGCTCGGACGTGGTGGCCGCGATGATCAGGCGGTCGTACAGCCGCCCCAGGCCTTTCGTCCAAGGGGTCGCGGACAGGCCGATGAACGGCACTTCGATCCACTCGTCCCGGGTCATCCAGTCGCCGACGAACTCGAAAATCCGGTGCGCTTCGTCGATCAGAACGAGGTCGGCTTCCGGGATCCAGCGGCGCTGCAGCGTCTGGATGCTGGCGATCTGAACCGGCTTGCTCGGGTCCGTCATCGGGTGATCGGCCTGGATCACGCCAAGGTCGCGGATGCCCTCGGCGTAGAACTCGCGAACCGTCTGATCCACGAGGCTGATCGCCGGAACCGTGAAGATCACCCGCTTGCCCTTGGCCCGGGCGCTTTCGATGATCGACGCGGCGAGAACCGTCTTCCCAGCGCCAGTCGGAGCCTGGAGGATCGGCCGCTTGCTGCCCGAGCGGAGCGCTTCCCGCAGCAGACCGACAGCGCGTTGCTGGTGAGGTCGGAGCGTTCTCATCGAACCGTCCTCCCAACCAACGGGATGACTTCGGCTCCAGTACCAACCTTAAGCTCTTCAGCTAATCCCTGGTTGGATAGGTTGTTAGATACAGACACTGGACACTGGACATCGCGTATGTCCGCAATTGTGCCCACAATTGTGCACCCGTCAGAGCCACCTTCACGGACCAATCGGCGGGTCGCGCTGACCCCGAGAGCATGCTCCCGCTTGGCTTCGGTGAAGGGATGCATCCAGCGGCCATCGACCAGCTCGAACTGGCCGAGCACGGCGCCGCGGACCTTCCGCCAGCGGGCCAGCGGATAGCGAACGGTGCGGGCCAGCGTGGCGTCGTCGTTCGGCGGAGCCCCGTTGAGCCAGTAGTCCCGGATGAGGCGCAGGTAGGCGCACTCCTCCAGCTCGCTCATGCGGCTGGTGGCCTTGTTCACCTCGGCGAAGTGCAGAGGCATGAAAACTTCGATCGACGGACGACGGGTCATTCCGGCGCCTCCGGGACCATCCGGGCCTCGACCGCGCGCTCGGCGTGCCAGACCGTCGTGTGATCCTTCATTCCGAAGAACCCGGCGATCTGGGGCATGGAGTAGCGGTTGGTGCCGTCCTCCCGCTTCACCTGGCGCATCAGCCACATGGCCTCCTGGCGCGGGCGGGCGATGTACCGGCGCCGGGACTGCGTCTTCAGTTCGTCAGGCTCCAGGCCATAACGATGGGCCACCTCGGCGGCGATCTCGCGCATCGTGCTCATGCCGCCATCCTCCGGGCGGGAGACAGGACGACGAACGGGAAGCCCCGCCCGCCGTTCGCCGCCTCGATGAGGGACAGGTGCAGCTCGCACTTGCTGAAGCGCGGGGTGGAGCTGTCGGTCTGATCCGGGTTCGTCGCGGGCTTCAGGTTCGCGTACGAGCGGTAGCGCTCCTGCGGCATCCTGGGCGCGGGCTCATCCCCGAGCTTGTGCCACTTGGAGGAAACCGAGTTCACGGAGCGCCCCATCTCGCGGGCGATGTCCTTCCAGGAGAGCCCCAGCGCGCGCAGCCGCAGCAGTTGGGCGAGGTCGTCCGCATTCCAGCTTGGGGAGACGTGCATGATCAGACCTCCCTCACCGGGAAGCCGACCACGGCCTCGAACAGCTTCGCTTTGATGCGATAGACGGGGTCCTTGCGCGTGGCGGCGGACTTCACGTCCTCCACGACGACCCGGCCGTCCTTCTCCAGGTACTGGAAGTCCGCGTGATACGTGCAGATCAGCTTGCCCGCGACGTGGAACGGGAACTTCGGCTGGAGCTGGAGCGCGGTGATCTCGCCCGCCTTCTGGAGCAGGCACAGCTCGTCGTATCGGCGCGCCTCCTTCTTGGAATGGAAAGTCAGGTCGCCGCGCTCGGTGATGTGATTGCCGAACTTCTTCCCGATGCGTTTTTTGAGCTCAGCCATGGGAACGATCTCCCCTGCCCAGCAGTTGCTCACGCTGAGTTGTGAGCCCCCCGCCAACGCAGGAAGCCAGCTCATGGCGGGCGATCTTGTCCCAGGCGGCAGCGGCCTTGCCCTTGGCGTCGGCCAGGGCAGCAGCAGCGCCCCTCACCTGTTCCATGGCGAGGTCGTGCTCGAGCAGGAGCGCAGCGAAGCTCTTCGGAGCCTCGGCGGCATCGGCGCGCTTCGTGAAGCGTTCAAACCAGGTGACCAGCATCACCGCCCCCGAAGCTCGGTCAGGCGGGCCTTGGCCCACTCAGCCGCGGAGAGAGTGCCGCCGGTCGCCTTGTCAAAGATCCAGGCGAGCGGGATCAGGAGAGCGAGAAGGAGGCACAGGCCCCCCGCCGCCAAGGAGCGCAGCCAAGCGCTCGGCGTGTCTGTCATGTGACGCCCCAGTGCGTTCTAGGAATTGATCGATGCCGTGCCCGACCACGGCAGCCTCGACGGCCAAGATCACAGGCCAACCGCCGGCCTTTTTGACCTTGTCGTAGGTAGCGAACGAGGAGCGCCCGGCGACAACGCCGCGCGCCTCGTCAACGGAGAGGTCCCACTCCCGAGCCACCATCTTCGCGGTGTGCGCGGGGAAACGGTCCCGGCAGTAGTCGGCGAGAGCGTCCCTCGTCGCCTTGTCAAGGGCCGGCATGTGTTGCCGATCCCGTTTGATGTAGCGGACTTCCACATACGCCTCCGTCATTGCTGTGACTCAGCGACGCGCGGCGCAGGGCCGCATTGGAGGGGCAGATGGAGGTGTTCAGGACCGCGGAGGATGCGATCAACCAGCGTGACGGGTGCCTGCAAGCGATGGTCACGATGGAAGGCTACGATGCGCGGCTCCAACTCTGGCATTTCGCCAAGGAGTGGAACGCGATCGCGAAGAAGAGGGCGGCGGCGGGCGCTATGGCCGGCCACCGCCAAGTTGGCGCGCTGGGAGAGATCAAGAGCGCGCGGGGAGACTGATGCGAGGCTCATCACAGAGCCCTCACGAGAAGGACCACGCCCCACCACGCCGCAGCGCTGAGGACGAAGATGGCCAGCGCGCAAAGACCCACGGGCAGAGCACGGCAAAGTGAAGCTGTTGAGCAGGGGCGAGCGTTTGAAGGGGCGGTCGGGAGGCGCATGGCTAGGCCGCGCCCCCGGAATTCACTTTTGCGAGACCGCGGAAAGCATCTTTCCTACCAACTCGTTTACGGGTTGGAGGCTCGACTCCGCCCATGGCTGGGGAACGCACCAGACGGCCGCCGATGGCACTGCACCTGGCAGCGCATGCGTGGCTGAGTACGCCGCCCAACGACGCCTCGGAGGCGGAGGGCTGCAATGCACACTTCGCCAGAGCCCGACGATTTCTGATGCACCGGCCCGCGACGGACGTGGTGGTGCTGGGCGAGCAGGTGTCGCCCGAACAATTCGAGGAGCTGCGGACAGAGGGCTTGGCCGAGCTGCGCGACATGTGCGCGGCGTGCGGCGGATGCACGCGTTTCGGGCTCAAAGCCCCATAACGGGTAGCGCGATCACCTTTGGCGCAAGATGTCGCATTCCTTTCACATCCGTTAAGGTTCGCCATATGCGCGAGCGAGAGGGACATCTCGCGGGAGGAGCGACTAATGCCGGGCCCCCAGCCGTGGCAGATCGAAGCCGCACGGTGCGCCAGACGCACCCGAGAAGAACTGATCGAATACGCGCCGAAGCGGCCGTTGCCGCTCCGCGACACGTTACGCCTGAAGGTCATGCAGGCCCGCTGCGAGACGTGCGGCGGCTGCCCGCTAATCCTGCGGGCGCTGAACATCATGCTGCCCGAGGAGGAGAAGCCCTCGGCGCAGATCATCAGATTGGCGGGCTGAGCAGACATCAGGCCGCGCCCTTCTCGGGTGGCGTCTGGAACAGCTTCCCAGCAGGGATCTTCGTCAGCTTCTCCAGCGCGGCCGCAGCTTTGAAGGAGGGCTGCGATGCGCCGTTCTTCAGACGGTTCACCTGGGAGCGACTGACGACGCCTACGGCCTCGGCGACTTCCAAGTCGCTCTTGCCGTTCGCGTCCATCCACTTCTTAAGCGCTGTCATGCCCGCAATGTGCATCTCATGCACGTATGCGGTCAATCAAAATGTGCATGGGGTGCGCTGGTGCGATTGACGCAGGCGACTAGACCCATGTGCATGGCCCGCACAGCCCGCACCGAGTCCCTTACGACCACACACAAGGTCCGCGCCTGGCGGCAGAACAGGGGCCTGACTTTGGAGAAGCTGGCCGAGGCTATCGGCATGAGCCACCAGAACCTCGGGCGGATCGAGCGCGGCCTAGTTCCGCTGGGCGAGGAACATCACGCCCCCCTGGCTGCAGCTCTGAACATCACCCCGCCTGACCTCTTCCGCGATCCCTCCGCGCCGCTCGACCGCGGGCAGCGCTACGTGCGGATCATCGGGCGGGCCGGCGCTGACACAGAAGGCCGGCTCGTCCAGAGCGACGCTGACGAGAACTACGACTATGCCCCCTTCCCTCCGGGCGGCACGTCCGATGCTGTCGCAGTTCGGGTGGTAGGTGACAGCATGCGCGCCATCGCCGAAGACGGAGCCCTCATCTACTTCCGGGACCAGAGGAACCCGCCCACTCCCGACATGATCGGCTACAACTGCATCGTTGAGCTGGAGGACGGGCGGGTGCTGTTTAAGCGGCTTCTGCGCGGGCCGGAGCCGGGGATCTACATGCTCGAGAGCCAGGTTGGCCCGCCCATCGAGGCACGCATCCGGTGGGCTGCCGAGCCGACCGCGATCATCCCGGCGAAGGAAGCGCGCCGGATCATCCGCCGCGCCGACGAAAGCCAAGTCGCCTAACCAACCACTGCTGTTGCGGGTCACGTCTTAGCGACAGCACGCCGCATGCGCTCCGATGTGCACGTGATGCACTTTCTTGTTGACCGGAGATGTGCATCGGGTGCACAGTGCTCCTACCAACAAGGAGCAGCCAGATGGCGTCTGAACAAAGCCTCGCCCAAGAGTTCGCCCGCCTCGCCCTGAGCTACCAGCCCGGCGATGAGCGCGAGGAAAAGGCCCGCCAACTGTTCCGGGCCATCGCCAACAGCCTCCGCCCCCTGATGGGTGAGGACACCATGGCGGAAGAGCTGGGCCTGCAGATGGAAGCCCTGGCCGAACGGAAGGCCGCTTGATGGGAGATTTCATTCATCCCGGAGCCAGCCCGTCTTCGCCCCAAGAGGCGATCACCGGCCCCGCGCTCGCCTGCACAAAGGCCTTCACCGACGAGAAGGGCAACCGCTTCGTCTTCCCGAGCATGATCCGCTGGCCGCAGGACGACGAGCACACCCGCCCAGCCAAGCACGACCTCGTGCTGCAGGCGATGTCGCTCGACCTCGCACTGGGCACGAAGGCGGATAAGGGCTGGTTCGAGTTCGATCCGGCCAAGTTCCCGCATGTGCGGACAGAGATCGGGCACCGTAACTTCGCGCACGGCGGCGCGACGATCTTGCTCTTCGCCGGTCCGGAGTTCGAGGCCGCCATCGCCAAGACGGAGGGCCAGTAATGGGCTCCGCCACCGACCACGCGAACCTGGTCCTCTCCTACGAGGCCTGGGACGCCGCAGAGCGCGCCGCGCGCCTCTGCCCTCAGATCCAGGCCCAGCAGGAAAAGGCGGACAGGCTGCACGCGCACCTGACCCAGCTCGCCTTCCGCTGCGGCTACGAGCCCGGCCGGGAGCACCGACACCTGCTGGTCACTGAGTTCGCAGCCCAGAAGGCAGCGGCCACCCGGCGGTTCCTGCCCCTGCATGTGAAGGAAGCACGCTCATGAGTGCGCGAGAGAGCAAGCACACTCCTGGGCCTTGGCGGCTGTTCATGACGGCAGACGGCCGCCAGCTCATCGGCATCGGCGAGCAGACCGGCGAGGGCGTCGCGGACTGCGGCTTCGGCACGTGGCGCGACGGTGAGGAACAACTCGCCAACGCCCGCCTGATCGCGGCGGCTCCTGATCTGCTCGCGGCGCTGAAGGCTGCCCACGACTTCATAGTGGACGAGGCGGACAATCGCGCGGCGGCGGGTTCGGAGATGTCCGATTACGAACGCGAGCCGCGCGAACTCGCGGAGGGGATCGCCGCCGCCATCGCGAAAGCGGAGGGGGTTTGATGTCCTCCGCCTCTAAGCAAGAGAGAGGTGAGGGCCTGAAACGCCAGTCGGGGGGCAGGCCCTGCGCTGACGCGCAGGTAACTGCGGGCCTCGCCTCGGAGCCTTCTGCGGCGGTAAGCGTCTCGCCGGCCGAATGCTACACGATCCGCAACAACTTCGCGTGGGCGCACCTCTTCGTCCGGCACGGTACACGCGCTGAAGACGACGGGCGCGCCTGCACCTGGGCGAATGTGGCGGTTGTCTCGGACTACGGCTCCTTTGGCTTCTGCTGGACCCACATCGGCAGCCGCCCCTGGCAGCAGTTCCTGGCCGGGCTGAACTTCGACTACGCCATGCAGAAGATGATGGGCGCTCGCTTCCGCGTCCCGCTGAGCGGCGAGGAGGCGCGGGATAAGGCGCGCGCGGTCGTGCTGGACCTGCGTCGGACCCGGCAGCTCAGCGACGACGAGGCGCGCGACCTCTGGAACGCCATTGAGGACTGTCAGGAGGCCGCGAACGGCCACGAGTTCCTGCGCGATTGGGACGACGCCAGCGCGGGCATGGTCTACCGGCACGAGCTTTGGGACGGGCTCTGGGACAAGGTGAACCCCGAAGCCGAAGGCTTCTGGGCCAAGCTCTGGCCGCACTTCATCGCCGCGATCTCCGCCCCACCGGGGACACCCACGCCGCCGCGTGAACGGGCCACGGCACCGTTCACTGCTGAGCGCTGCAACAGCCCCGGGACGCCCTCCTCTATCCTGAAGGGAGAAGGACAGTGACCCTCTCGACAGAGAACGCGGCCACTCCTGCGGGTGTGGAGCTGGACCTAGATGCGCTGGAGAAGGTGGCGCTGGCCGTTACCCCCGGCGACATCGACAGCGCGCCAGAGGGCGGCGAGTACGGCCGCAAGGAAGCGGGCAAGTGGTACCAGTGCCCGGCCTGCGACGGTCAAGGCGAAGTCGAGGGTGCGACCTACAGCAACTTCGACAGCAAGCCGATCGGCGTACAGTTCTTCGGCATAGGCGCAGAGTTTGGCGAGTGGGAGGCCTACTACCGCGCCTTCACGCCCGCCACCGTCCTCCGCCTCCTCGCCCTAGCCCGCTCCCCCCAGCAACCGGCTCCTGCGAGTGTGGGTGAGGTGGAGAGGTTGGTGGAGCGGCTGGACCAAGTGCTGGCCTTGTATGAGGACGGGCTGAGCTACGACATCGCAACCGACGACGGCGCCATCGTCTTCGACCGCGCTGACTTCACAGCAGCCCGACAAGCCCTCTCTCTCTTGGAAGAGGGGAAGGGTTCATCCGTTGCCGAGAGCGGCGGTACGGCTTCGCCCAAATCCGAGAGCCTCTGCCAGTCGGAAGAGGGAGGCGATCTACCGCCCGGCGACACCCCCTGGCTGCGCTTTCGGGATGCGAAGCCCGCGTACGACGGCTGGGGCGAGCGCCATCTACTGACGTGGTGCACCCGCGTGGGGACCTACGACATCGGCTGCATCAACGGCGAGTGGGCAGTCGGCGAAACCATCGACGGGCACCCGGATGACCTCTGGCGCTGGCTGGACGTGAACCCGGAGCGCCGCCTTCCAGCGGAGAACAACGCCAGCAGTCCGGCCGAAGGCCGTGCAGGCACTCCAGCAACGGATGCCATCAAATGAGCACCCCCATGACCCGCAAAGACTACCACCTCCGCTCCGCCACTGGCGCAGTGATGAGAACCTTTGACGACGGCAACGCGGCTCTGAAGTACGCCGAGAGCATCCGTCACGACTTCCCCGGCGTGCACGTGGTCGAGGTCGTAACGACCGTCACCGAAACGGTGCTCTACCGCGCTCGGATGAGCCCCAAGCTCCGGCTGGTGGCGTGATGGACCGGCTCTCCGACATCGGGCTCGGCCTGCCGAACCTGCCGCCTCCCCACCAGGTCTGCTGCGACCTCTGCGAGGGCGTGATGACCGTCCCCAGCCACTGCGCCGAGCAAGGCCAGATCATCGGCCTGCTGACGTGCTCCCAGTGCATCGAGGATGAGCTGCAGTCGAGGGTCTGCCAATGAACGCGCATGTGGATCTGGAGACGCTCGGCCTCTCGGCTCAAGCCGTGGCCCAGCGCGTGCGGTCGATCGGCGGCTCGGATGCCAACTGCATCATGAGCGGCGACGACGCGGCGGTTCTCAGCCTCTGGGAGCAGAAGACCGGCCGGCGCGAGCCCGACGACCTGTCCGACGTCCTGCCGGTGCAGATGGGCTCGTTCACGGAGCCGCTGAACGCCGCCTGGTTCGAGAAGCAGACGGGCAAGGCGATCGTCAGTCGCGGGCTGCCGGTCATTGACGACCGCGACCCATGGCGCACCGCCACGCTCGACGGGATGGTCTGCGCCGACGACAGCGGCGAGATGCTTGGCATCTGGGAAGCCAAGCACGTCGGCAATTTCTGGAAGGACGAACAGCTCCTCGCGAAGTACGCGCCCCAGCTGCACCACAACATGGACGTCGCGGGCCAGCGGAAAGCCTACCTCTCCGTCTTCAAGGGCAACGCCGACTGGTGCTTCTTCGAGGTGGATTACGACGCCAGCTATAGCGCCGCTGTCCGCAAGGCCGAGTGGCAGTTCTGGCTGGCCGTTCAGGCCGATGAGCCGCCGGTCGCCTACGACGCCCCGCCCCCGCCCGCGTTCGACGCCATGCGCGAGATCTGCATGGACGGCAACAACGAGTGGGCGAACCACGCCATCGACTGGCTGGCGCACCGCGACGCCTCCAAGGCCTTCGAGAAGGCCACCAAGGCTCTGAAGGGCCTGATGGAAGCCGACGTGAAGCTCGCCCACGGCCACGGCATCAAGATCAGCCGGTCAAAGGCCGGCGCTCTCAGCATCACGGAGAAAAAGTGATGGAAGCCACCGACCTCACCACCCAACAGCTCGCGAAGCTGCGCGCGCCGTTCCCCGCCAACCAGGTCAGCAAGCTCCCGAAGGAGACAAAGGCTCAGAAGGAGGAGCGCGAGAAGGACCGCTCCAAGGGCGTGAGCTGCAACATCTGCGGCGGCTGGCACCACAAGAACACGATCCACCTGGATTACGTGGGCCACGCGGCGCTCACCGACCGCCTGCTGGACGTGGACCCGATGTGGTCCTGGGAGCCGGTGGCGTTCCGTGACGGCCTGCCTGCCTTCGACCAGACCGGCGGGTTGTGGATCAAGCTTACCGTCTGTGGCGTCACGCGCCTCGGTTACGGACACGCCGCTGGCAAGACCACTATGGACCCTGGCGCGCGCGAGAAGGAAGTCATCGGCGACGCCCTGCGCAACGCCGCCATGCGCTTCGGTGCGGCCCTGGACCTCTGGCACAAGGGCGACCTGCACGCGCACGAGGAGAGCGCGGAGGAAACCGAAGCGGCCAAGCCGCCGAAGGTCCAGCCGCAGCGCGCCGCGAAGCCCGAGCCCCACAACGCGCCCCCCGCCAGCAACCCTGTCGACCGCACGGCGGAGGCCGTCCCCTGGCCGAACAACCAGGACCCCGACGACTGGGCGCACTGGCGCAAGATCGTGGCCACCAAGATCAACCGCGCCGGCTCGGCGGTGGAAGTTGGACAGGTGCAGGCGATCAACGCCGAGGGCCTGGTCCGCTGCGGAGAGGTGCTGCCGGACACCCGCGAGAAGATCGACGCCTTCGTGGCGGACCGCCTCGCCAAGTTGGCCGAGCCCGAGCACAGGGTCGCCGCCTGATGGCCCCGCAACCGCCAGTCTGGAGAGAGGAGGAACTGCGCGACTTCTGCCGCGCCGTCCTCCGCACCTTTCCCGGGCACCAAGATCACCGTGAGGGAGGTCGCCCGTGAGCAGGGTCGTGTTCCGCCTGATCAACCGCCGGGAGAAGGACCGAGCCGTCCGGTTCGTCCTCAACGCCCCTGACAACGCGGTCTGCACCTTCACCCGCGCCGACAAGCGCACGCTGGAGCAGAACGCCAAGCTGCACGCCCTCTGCACCGACGTCGCCGGGCAAGTGGCCTGGCAGGGCAAGAAGCGGGACGTGGAGGCGTGGAAGGACATTTTCACGGCTGCCCTGCGCTCGGCCAAGAACGAGCTGGACGTGGTCCCCGGCATCAACGGCGGCTTCGTCCTGCTCGGGATGCACACGAGCGAGATGAGCAAGGGCGAGTGCGCCGAACTGATCGAACTGGTGCTTGCCTTCGGGGCCGAGCACGAGGTGGTGTTTCATGACGACGCCAGGGACGGGGAGGCTCCTAACAAGGCCTCCCCGAAGGCGGCGTGAAGACCTGGCGCATCCATCTCTACGGCTTCGACAGCCATACGGTCCAAGCGCCGACCAGGGGCGCTGCCCGATACGCCGATTGGCGGCGGGCACGCGAGGCCGGCTACTTCACGGGCTCGGATGGCTTCTGGCGCTTCCTGATCAACTCGCGCGTCGAAGAGGTGCGTCATGGCTGATGGCTCCACCTACACCCTGCGTCAGGTCCCCGAGTGGATCGGCAAGACACCGGACACCCCGGTCCCGAAGGCCGTCAAAACCCGCCTGCTGCTCCGCTACGGCGGCAAGTGCTATCGGACAGGCCACAGGTTCCGCCCGGGCGACGCCATCGAGTTCGACCACATCGTGGCCCTCTGCAACGGCGGGGAAAACCGCGAAAGCAACCTCGCTCCCATCCTCGGTGGCAAGCCCCACCAGGAGAAGACCAAGACCGACCGGGACGAGAAGACCAAGACGGACAGGATGCGGCTGAAGGCGCTGGGTCTGTGGCCGAAGTCGAAGCGACCCCTGCAAGGCCGCGGCTTCTCCTCTGCTCGGGATTTTCCGGTCGACAATCGAAAGGGGCGGAAGTGAACCTCGCCACGCTAGCCGCAGCGACAGCAGCCACCCTTCTGACGGCAACGGAGGCCCAGGCCGACCCGTGCAAGCTGATCCCGGACAGAGGGTCTGCCCCCGCCTGGCTGAAGCCTGGCGCCACGTTCTCCGGGCCTGTCGTCTACGTCGGTGATGGCGACAGCCTCTGCGTTGCGCTCGGTCAGGCGCCCAGCCAATGGCTGGAGGTGCGTCTTGCCGACTTCTACGCCCCCGAGCTGAGCCAGCCCGGCGGGAAGCAGGCGCGGGACGCCCTCGCCGCCTCGTCATGAACCGGCGGATCTCCTGCACGGCCGAGAACCGCACGTATGACCGCTACGCCGCCGCCTGCACGCTGAACGGCAGGGGCTTGGGCGCGCTGCTCCGTGCGGCCGGCGTCAGGGAAGGTGGGAGGGGGCGATGAGCGCGTTCGAGCACCTACCCCCGCGGCTAACCACGGCCCAAGTCTGCGAGCTCGCTCACTGCAGCGTCACCACGCTCTGGCGCAAGCGACGGGAGAACCCCGCCTGGCTGCCGGCCGCGGCGGTCCAACTCAGCAAGACCACCATGTTTGATCGTGACGCAGTTCTCACGGCGCTCGGTTTGATGAAGGATGCCCCCGCCAATGACCAATGGGCGGTTGACCCCGATGCCATCCGTAAAGCTCGAGCTCGGAAAGTACGTCACGCTCCGGCGTCGGCAGGACGGCACCTATCGGGTGCTGATGGAGGTTCCCGCCAGGCTGCGGCCCTCCGACTGGCTGCCAGCAATCCCGCTCCCCATCGAGGGTAGCCGAACGGGTGACCTGACGGACCTGGACGAGCTCGCTCGCATCAAGTCCGATGCGGCGCGGCTCTACACGAACCTGCTGCGACTGCGAGCGGGCTACGAGCCGGCGGAGCGCACGACGAAGGATCTCCCGCGGCTGGTGCGCGAGTGGGAGAAGTCGCAGTTCTTCAAGGCCAAGAAGCCGCGCACCCAGAAGGGCTACAGCTACCACGCGGGTCTAGTGCTGGATTGGTCGGAGGCGACGGGCCACAAGCCGGTCGCGGCGCTCTCGCGGAAGGCCATAGAGGACTTCCTGGCGCTCTATGACGACCGGCCAACCACCCGGCGTCACGTGAAGATCGTTCTCAAGATGCTGCTGGACCACGCCATCGCCATGGAGTGGCGAGCAGACAACCCGGCCGAACGCATCAAGGTCACGGCGCCCGAGACGGAAGTGACCATCTGGGAGCTCGAGGACGTGCGCCGGGAAGCGTGGGCCTGCGCCGAAGCTGGCCAGCCGTCGATCGCCGCGCTGATCCTCACCAACTGGGAGATCGGCCAGCGCCTCACAGACGTACGCCTGTTCCGCCGCGGGGCGGAGTACATCAACGGTGCGTTCCGCTTCTGGCAGTCGAAGACCGGCGCTTACGTCACCATCGAGGTCAGCGCCGAGCTCCAGGAGCTCCTGGCCGCGATCGAGAAGCCGGACAGCCTCTATCTGTTCACCGATGCGGCCACCGGCAAGCCTTGGGACGAGCAGCGCCTCGGCCACGTGTTCGCAGCGATCCGCACGAAGCCGGAGCTCCAGCTGCGAGCTCTCCGCCACAGCTGCGTCGTCCAGTTGGCCCGGCACGACGCCACCATTCCCGAGATCGCCAGCATCACCGGCCACTCGCCGTTCTCGGCCGAACAGATCCTCCGCAAGTACCTGCCGCGGGACAACGAGCTCGCGTGGGCGGCGCAGCGGAAACGGGGTCTGATCGGAACGACTCGCGCACAGGAGTCTGACGGCGGGTCCGACAGGAAGTCTGACGGTGCGGACGCAGCGCGCTCACCCAACCCGAAAACCGCAACAAGGGCAAAGGGTTAG